AAAATGGTTAAAGAAAAAATACAGTCAGATGTTTTAGATGAACTGTATAAATATCCTAAAAACAAAGCTGAAATCCATGGCGCTACTGTATCAATAATGGATTTAGTTAAGTATGACTATTCAAATTTACCAGGCTGGTCAGAACTAGAAGAGCAAATAATTGCTTTAAAGTTAAAACAAAAAGAAATTGAAGACGTAGAAAAAAAATATCATAGAGGTGATTTGCCTATAAAATCTTCAACTTCAACATTTAAAATACAACTAAGTAAAATCTAAACCGCTGGTTGACGGGTAAAATTAACCAAAACAATTATGGCAACAAACATTTCAGTAAAACTCGACGTCATGAAGATTGACAAGAAAAAACTTTATCAAGGTGAAAAAGGCACCTATCTAGACGCTGTTATTATTATGAAAGATGAACCAGATCAATATGGTAATATTGGAATGATAGTACAAAGTAGCACTAAAGAAGAAAGAGAACAAGGAATAAAAGGTGCTATACTTGGAAATGTCAGGTATATTCAAAAGCAAGTTCAAGAACAACCTAAGGTTGATTTTGATGATCTTCCATTTTAAAATAAAGCAAGATGAATATATTAGAAAAAGCAAACAAGATAGTATATGAACGTGCTGAAGAAAAAGAAAGACAGTATGGACCATTTATAGAAGGCATGAAAAGAGCAGCTAGTATTTATTCTGGAATGACTGGTAAAGAAGCTACAGCTGATGATATGTATAAAGCTTTGATTGCTTTAAAATTGTCTAGGCAATCTTATAACCATAAAGAAGATAATCTACTAGATGCTATTGCATACCTCGCGTCGTTAAATGATTTCTTAAATTCAAAATAATAAAATGAAGAATTACAACACAACGGATCTAGATCCACAAACAACATTTGAAAGGCATGTCTTTCACAGAGATCAATTTGCTCATTATTTAAGATGGACACATATACTTAAAGAATCTAAAATAAATGATACAGTAGTTGATTTTGGTTGTGGAAAAGGAAACTTGCTAGAAGTACTGTATAGAAATAGGTTTAAATGCAAAAGATTTATAGGTCTTGATATTCGTAAGAAAACAATAGAACAAGCAAAAGAAAAGTTTCAAGTAGTAGATTGGGCTGAGTTCTATGATCAAGATTTAATTTATCCTACAATTGATCTAAACTTCAATGCTGATAAAGTATGTTCATTTGAAGTAGCAGAACATATAGGTAAACAGAATATTGAAAGCTTTTTGATTAATTTTAAAGCATGTGGACACAGTGAAGCTAAATACTATTTGTCAACACCTAATTATGATGAAAAAGTAGGTGCAGCTGGTAATCATACTTATGATTCTGGAGATGGTAGAGGAGTTGCAATACATGAATTTGCACACAGTGAATTACAAGAGCATATAGAAAAACATTTTGCTGTAGTCAAAAAATTTGGAACATTTGCGTCAGTTAGAGATTATAAACCAAGACTATCAGATTGGCAAGTTAAAATGTATAATGCTTTAAATGAGTATTATGACAGCAATCTATTGTCTAATTTAATGGCACCTATGTTCCCTGAACATTCTAGAAACACTCTTTGGGTTTTAAAACAAAAATAAAAAAACAAAACATGGAAAATTTAACTTTTACCGTTGATCAGAAAGTATCATTTATAAACAAGAAAAAAGAAATTCAAGTTGGAACTTATGTAAAAGACTACCTGTATAAAAAAACAGGTCAAACTTTTTGCGTAATAAATTTAAATGGCAAAAAAAGATTAATAACAAAAAAACAAATATGCAATGAGATTATTTAATGAATTTGAATCTATTAGAGAGTGGGCAAAAGAAAGAGGAATATATGAAAAAGGAGATCCTAAAACTCAAACATTAAAGTTACAAGAAGAAGTAGGAGAATTAGCAAAAGCTGTTTTATCAAATGACAAATTTGAAATAAGCGACGCTATTGGAGATTGCGTAGTTGTTTTAACAAACTTAGCAGAGTTGTCTGGATTAAAATTAGAGTCATGTGTTAATTCTGCTTACAATGTTATTGCTAAAAGAAAAGGATCAATGATCAATGGAACATTTGTCAAAGATTAAATTTTACTTATCAATAGCAAAAGAAGTTAGTAAAGCTTCTTATTGTGAAAGATCTAAGGTTGGTGCTATTATAGTCAAGGAAGATAATATTATTTCTTTTGGTTATAATGGCACCCCTTCTGGGTTTGAAAATATTTGTGAAATCAATGGACAAACAAAAAGAGAAGTTTTACACGCTGAATCTAACGCTATTACAAAGTGTGCTAAAAGTTTCTACAGTTCAAATAATTCACAAATGTATCTAACTCTTTCACCATGCTTTGACTGTGCAAAACTTATCATTCAATCTGGAATAAAAGAAGTATATTATATTCAACAATATAGAGACACTTCTGGTATTGAACTTCTAAAACAAACAAATGTACACGTTCAACAAATTTGATAACGCAGAAAAGGCATTTGAATACTACTACTTTTTAATAAATCATTTAGGTTTAGAAGTAGGTAATACAAAAATGCTACACAATATAGGATTTGAAATATCTAACCCCGTAGATAATGACATCAAAACTCCTTGGAGAAAATTTAACAAGCAATATGCGGACTATGAATTTAACTGGTACCTGTCAAAAAACAGATCAGTTGAAAACATAAAACAAAAAGCAAAGATCTGGGACACAATGCACAATGGTGACAACATCGTGAACAGTAACTATGGTTGGCAGTGGAGTAGAAACAATCAACTAGATTATGTCATATCAGAACTAGAAAGAGACAATAACTCTAGAAGAGCAGTACTTACAATATACGATGGCAAAGAACATGACCAGTATAAGTATGATACACCTTGTACATTATCCATTGTTTTTTGTATACAAGACAATAAACTATGTATGACTGTAACAATGAGAAGCAATGATCTAGTATTTGGATTTTGTAATGATCAATATTGTTTTTCAAATTTACAAAAAATGGTTGCACTTCGTCTAAAGAAAGAAGTTGGTTGGTATTATCATTTTGCTCAAAATCTACACATATATGAAAAACACTTTAAGTTACACGAAAGATAGATACTGCAAAGCTCATGAAAGTTGGTTTAAAGAATCATATCCCAATGCATATAAAGATGGATTTTATTTAGATCCTAAACTTCCTAAAGTAGATACATCAAATGGTCTAACTACTTTTATTTGTAACTTTTTGTCGTGGTCTGGACATAGAGCAACAAGAATTAATGTATCTGGTAGATTAGTTGATGGAGTTGAAAAACAAGCATCAGGAGCAAAGATAGGAGTAAAAAAATGGATTCCATCATCTACTAGAAGAGGTACAGCAGATATTTCAGCAACAATAAAAGGAAGATCTGTTATGATTGAAATAAAAGTTGGTTTAGATAGACCTAGAGAAGATCAATTAAAAGAACAAGTAAGAGAAAGAAAAGCTGGAGGCATTTATGAATTTATAAAAGATGCAGAACAGTTTTTTTATCTCTATGATAATTTGTAATTTAGCAACTATTAACGCTTGTAGCATAAGCGTATTAACTTTTTGGCCTCATTAACCCGATTGAGATGCTACCTTGATCGTGTGTTTTTGGGGCCATTTTTTTTAACAATGAAAGAGTCATTTTACTTTTCACACGATAGTAATGCTAGAAACGACGTTAAAATACTAAAGCTTAGAAGAAACCTTGGTTTTGAAGGTTATGGTTTATACTGGTGTTTAATTGAAATGCTTAGAGAAGCACCTGAATATAAACTATCAATAAACTGTATTGATGATATTGCATTTTCATTTAACATTGATCAAAAGATAATAAAATCAATAATAAATGATTTTAATTTATTTTTAACAGAAGATGAATCATTTTATTCTGAAAGACTTGTAAGAAGTATGGAGCAATACAAACTTCTTAAAGAAAGAAAATCTATATCAGGAAAAGAAGGAATGAAAAAAAGATGGGAAAAAACTAACAAACAAAATAAAATGATTTTATGATCAGCCATGAATCAATTATAAAATTAAAAGAAATATGTAAACTAACTGATATTGTAGATAAATATGTTAAAACAAAAAGATCTGGATCAGACTATGTAGCATGTTGTCCATTTCATAATGAGAAAACACCATCATTTAAAATACCTACATCAAATAACTTTTACAAATGTTTTGGTTGTGGTAAATCAGGAGATGTATTCTCATTTGTATCTGAAATAGAAAACTGTACATTTGCTGAATCAGTTGAAATAGTTGCTAGACACTATAATTTTGAGTTAGATACTTATACAAAAGAATATGTTAAACCAATTAAAAGACTTGAAAAAATTAATCCAAGATACATAGATTGGTTTGAAAATAGATTAATATCAAATAATACTCTTCTAAGATTTAAGATCACACAAGCGACGGAGTGGATGCCTAAATCAAAAGCTGAGGTACCTGTAGTATGTTTTAACTATTTTAAAGATGATGAACTAGTAAACATAAAGTTTAGAGGACCGGGCAAAGACTTTAAACTGGCAAAAGACGCCGAATTAATATTTTACAACATAGACTCAATTAAAGGTACAGATGAAGTAATTATAGTAGAAGGTGAAATAGACTGTCTAAGTATGTATGAATCAGGTATTTATAATTGTATATCTGTACCAAATGGAACAACACCAAATGGTAAGATGCAATTAAAATACCTTGATAATTGCTACGAGTATTTTATAGATAAAAAGAAAATCATAATTGCAACAGACAATGATGAGGTAGGTAAAAAACTAAAAGAAGAATTATCTAGAAGACTTGGTAAAGAAAGATGCTATCAAGTTGAATTTCCCAATGACTGTAAAGATGCAAATGATGTTCTAAATAAATATGGAAAGGATGAAGTAAAAAAACTTGTATTTTATGCTAAGCAATTTCCTATTGAAGGCATAGTATCAAATGATGAAATAGAAATTGATATATGGGATTACTACAATAATGGATATCCTAAAGGAGTTCAAGTAGGTATTCAAGGTTTTGATGATCATGTTAGACTAATGGATGGCCAAATAACTGTTATAACAGGTATCCCAGGTTCAGGTAAAAGTGAATTCACAGACTACATAATATGTAGAACTTCAATAAATCATGGATGGAAATGGGCAATATGTTCATTTGAAAATACTCCACCTGTGTTCCATGCTACAAAACTAATCGAGAAACTATCTGGACGCGCATTCGATCACAGAATTGATCAAAACAATAGAGTATCAGAGTTTGAACTTGAGATGGTTATTGATCACCTAAAGAGTAATTTTAGTTTTATAAACACGAGTGAAACAGACATAACAATAGATGGTATATTAAATAAAACATCTGAGTTGGTTTTAAGAAAAGGAATTAAAGGTTTATTAATAGATCCATGGAATTATATTGAACACAATATACCAAATGGATATTCTGAAACACAATATGTAAGTGAATGCCTTACTAAAATAAAAAAAACAGCTTTAAAACTAGGTATACATATTATAGTAATTGCTCATCCTACTAAACTCCAAAAAGATAAAACAACAGGTAAATATGAGGTTCCTACACTATATTCAATATCAGGATCAGCTCATTTTTTTAATAAAACAGATAATGGAATTACAGTTTATAGGGATTTTCAAACAAACGACGTGACAGTATATGTGCAAAAAGTAAGATATTCTTGGCTAGGGAAAATAGGTTTTATCACCTATAAATATAACACACTCACTAGACAATATGAGTTTATTGAGTAGTTTTGTTATAACACTGTTATAACAGATACATAACACTGTTATAACAAAACCATAACAGACTCATAACAAAACAAAAACAATAAAAATACCAATATTAATTAATTTTATAATAAATAAATTAATGATAATCAATGTATTAATAACACTGTTATAACACTGCTATAACACTGCTATAACAGTGTTATAACTATAAATAAAATATATACATACGTGTTGTTCGCTAAAGCAAACAACACATGTTAAAAAAGTTTAAATTTGAACTTAGTAAGTAAATAAAGCTATTAAATTAAAAATTAAAATAAAAGCATGCTTAAAATAAAATAATGTGTTTGACTAAAAACGATATAATAGAAAGTTTATACAAGGACAAGGATATAAACAATGCCATCAAGAAGATGCAACCATTAGAGTTGCAGGATGATCTTAGGCAAGAGATGTTTATGGTACTTTGTGAGATGGATGAGGTAAAGTTTATGTCAATGCACAACGGGGGATTCTTAAAGTTCTACTTGGTACGAACAATGCTTACAATGATAAAGTCTGATAGGTCAACATTTTTTAATAAGTTTAGAAAAGTATTTACTGAATGGAATGAAAAATATGATGCACCTGATGTAAGCGATACCATTCAAACAGATGAAATAACTGTCAAACTAAATAATTCTTTAAAAATATTACATTGGTATGAACTTGAAATCTTTAGACTTTATTCAGAAAATGGGCAAAAAATAATGTCCTTATCACGGGACACTGGTATTCCTTATCGTTCACTGATGAAGACAATTAAGAAGACCAAGACATTACTTAAATATAAAATCAAAAACCATGCACTTACTTAAAATCGTTATCGCATCACTTTTCTTTGTTTTCTACTTTATAGAAATGGCAAGACTTCCTGAGAAGTGTAAACTCAATTTTAAACCATTTAACTGCAATATGTGCCTAAGTGTATATGTTGCCATTGCTTTGTACTTCCTGCCTGTAATAGTCGTCAATTGCGTTTTAGTGGCATTTGTTGCAGGGGTATCTGCTCCACTATTTAGAAACTTAATGAATAACATATTCTTTAAAAAATAACACAATGACACAGGAAGATGAAAAGTTTATTCAAGACAATATCTACAACTTTGAATGCGTAAAGATTGGGTTCATGAAGAACCTTCCTTTGCACATCCTTGTAGGGTATGAGCAGATTTACAGAAGATACCTTGACCCTGGGTTTATCCTGACAAGTTGGTGTGCTAACTGTGTAGCGGATATGATGAAGCGGTTGAGTAACTATTGGGATTCATACGAAGCATCTAAGTTGCTTGATGCTGAAGTTGTACAAGAACCTGTACAAGTACCAAAGAAGAAAGGCAGACCATTTAAAAATAAGCAATGAGAATCATAACAGTCGGTCAAAGGAACTCAGGGGTATCATTTCATAGGTTATTTAATCCTTTAATCTACTTGCCAAAGGATTACGCAATGATGACTGATGTACTTACGGAGGAAGAACTTGAGAAAGGTTATGACATACTTTTTATCAATCGGTACATAGCAGGTATGGAGGTTGATGAAGTGGTAAGGTTACGGGATAAGTACGGATTCAAGTTAGTAGTTGATGTGGATGATTATTGGAACTTAGATGCTTGGCATATACTTTACGGCAAATATCCAACGCAAAAGGTCATAGATCATATCAAGGTAGCAGACTTGGTAACTTGCTCAAATAATGATTTAGCGGTTCACATTGATGAACTTAATCAGAATTGGATAGTAATACCAAACGCATTACCTTATGGTGAGGACCAGTTCACAGATGTAAAGACTGAATCAGAGAAGATACGCTTTGTTTACGCAGGTTCAGTAACTCACGAGAAGGACATTGCAATCCTCAAAAACCCAATGAAAAGGGTTGCAGGAGATTCAATGGTAAAGAATAACTCAACCTTCATCCTTTGCGGTTACTCAGAAGACAAGCAAGTAGCAGAACCTTGGGGTAGGATGATTAATGACTATATGTGTGGGTTCAAGGTTGATGGGTACATACGTTCTGCCTTACCAGTGGACCAATACATGAACTTTTACAATGAAGCAGATGCTTGTCTTGTACCTTTGGTAGATTCAAGGTTTAACTCAATGAAGTCTAACCTAAAGGTATTGGAGGCAGCGACTAAGAATGCACCTGTCATTTGTTCCAATGTAAAACCTTATGCAGACTGTAAGCATATTATACGAGTAAACAATCAATCAGATTGGTTTACAAATATTAAAAAAGTTATTAAAGATGCTATTTATAGACAAGAGATGGGGATTGCTAATGGTGAATGGTGCAGGGAGAACTTTGACTTGGTTAAGGTAAATAAATTAAGAACACAAATATTCAACGCATTATGCCAGTAATTAAGTGCAGTAACGGAAAGTATCGCATCGGTTCAGGTCAGTGCATCTATGATACAAAAGAGAAAGCAACTGAGGTATGGACCGCAATCCTTGCAGGAGGTAAATATTCAGATAAGAAACCAAATGCAAAGAAAACAAAAAATAAACGCAATGGATAAAGTCTTAATAGCAATGGCAGTGCATGACACTGAAGAGAATAAGAGGTCAGAACTTACAGACAAAGTTTTAAAATCATTATATCTTCAATATGTATTTGATAAGCATGATGTTTGGGTGATAGATAATAATTCATGCAATGAAACTAAAGAAATACTGAATTCTTGGGCAAAAGTTGGTTTAATAAACCTAATCACAAATGAACAGAACATTGGAACTGCTGAAGCGGTTAACCTTGCTTGGAAGAATCGTAAAGCAGGTCAGCATTGCATCAAGATGGATAACGATGTTACCATTAATTATCTTGATTGGGTTAAGGAAATGGTTGAGGCAATTGAGCGTGAACCTAAGATAGGTATTGTAGGTCTGAAGCGAAAGGATTGTTGGGAAGAACCGAATCACGCATTACCTGACTGGAGAAGTGAGTTAATAATGCTACCACACTTCGCAGGTCAGAGGTGGATAATAGTTGAGAAGTGCCATCACATTATAGGAACTTGTCAGATGTATTCATCCGCTTTGCTTGACAAAATAGGGTATCTTTGTCAACCTAACCTCTATGGTTATGATGATGTTCTTGCATCTCATAGGTCAACAGTTGCAGGGATGTGGAACGTGTTCTTACCTCACATTGAGATAGAGCATATTGACAAAGGGGAAACGGAATACCAAACGTGGAAGGAGAAGCATAGTTCTGAAGTTACACAACAGGTAATCAAGATGACCCATGAATATTATCATGGCACAAGACCAATATACTACAATCCTTTTCAATGAAAGTAATAATATCACTTGACAATCCGAATCACCCAGGTTGGTTAAAGTTGGAGGAATCCCTTAAACGGCATGGGTGGTCCTATCATCCAATTGTCAGAGAGTGGAAAGGGTTCGGTACTAAGATAATCGGACTTTATGAGTACCTATGTGCAACTGATATGGATGAGTTCATTTACCTTGATGCCTACGATAATTACTGCATTGCAAATCCTGAAGAGTTCAAGTTTAAAAAGAAAGACTACCAAATGATTGTATCAAGTGAGAAAGGATGCTATCCCGATACGCATAAAATGGGAATGTTTCCTGTGGTGAATCATGAATGGAAGTTTCTTAATAGTGGGCAGATATACGGCAATAAGGAACACTTCATAAATGTTTACAACACCAATCCTCCGAGGTTTGAGGATGATGACCAAAGATGGTACACAGAACGCTTCCTTGCAATGCCTGACAAGATAGGACTTGACTATTGCAACATCTTCCAATCAGTTGCTTTTGAGGTTGAAGGTGACTTTACGCTAACGTACAATAGATTATATAACAATAAGACACATACCTTCCCAATGTTCATTCACGGGAATGGCAAGACTGACATGAGCAAATTTTACTTATTATGATGGAATGGATAGTTAAGGAATATACAGACAAGGTCAATGCAGACCAAGAACTTAAAGAGTATCGGGACTGGATTGAAGCAAACGCATTCGGATTCGGTGAAAGATGTTTCCTTTGGATGTGGAACGATATCATCAAGAGAATGCCTGAAGAGTTTACCTTTATGGAGATAGGAGTTTTCAGAGGGCAGATACTTGGACTTGTTGCTCTCCTTGCAGAAAGACATGGCAAGAAGGTTAGGCGAATCGGAATTACTCCTCTTGACACATCCGATGGACATTGGGAATCTGACTATAAAGCAGACATCATAAGACTTCACGATGAGTTTGATATTACGGCAGACTATGAGTTAATCCGATTGGATTCTACCAATCCAAATGCGGTGAATCTTGCCGCACAGAATCCTCCTGATGTCCTATACATAGATGGAGGACATACTTATGAGGTAGTGATGGCAGACCTTAAGAACTATCTCCCAATCCTCAAGGTAGGGGGTACACTGGTAATTGATGATTGCAATAATGCAATCCCGATGCCTTGGGGTTACTTCGCAGGGATTCAATCTGTATCAAACGCAGTAGACCAATTCCTACCAAAGGAAGGACAGACAGAACAATGGAAGCATGAACTAAACTTAGTACACAATAGGGTACTTACAAAACTAAAGTAATGGAAAAGAATAAAGTTGGTAGACCTAAAGCAATAGAATCACCCGAAGTGATGTATAAACTATTCCAAGAGTATTGCGAACATACCAAAGCAAATCCAATCAAGGTTAAAGATTGGGTCGGAGGTATGGCAAAACCAGTAGTAAGGGAAAAGGAAGTTCCCTTGACTATGGAAGGGTTTGAGATTTACGGATTTAGACAAGGATTCGCAATAGGATTAGACCAATATTTTGCCAATCGGGAAGGCAGATACGAAGAATTTGTATCTATCTGCTCTAATATTAAGCGAATAATTAGAGATGACCAAATAAAGGGAGGCATGGCAGGTATCTACAATCCATCCATAACCCAAAGATTAAACAACCTGGTAGAGAAAACAGAAAATAAACATGAGGTAAACGAAATAAAAATCACCCGTGATCGCTAACGTAAAACTTTACAATCCACACGATGCCCAAAAGAAGGTCATAGATTGCGATAAAAGGTTTATCGTAATGATGGCAGGGCGAAGGTTTGGTAAGTCGCTTATCAGTCAGACAATCGCCTTAGAGAGTAGTATAGAGGGTAAGAGGGTGGCATACATCACACCAACCTACCAACTCGGTAAGATATTCTTCCAAGAGTTACTTGAGATGCTACCAAATGAAATCTACAAAAAGAATGAGGCAGACTTGGTTATCACCTTCATAACTGGTGGCACAATCCGATTTTTTACGGGCGAGAGGTTGGACAATCTCCGAGGTCTGAAGTTTCACCTTTGCATTATTGATGAGGCATCCTTCATACCCAACCTTGAAGATGGTTGGTTAAACTCAATCAGACCTACCTTGACAGACTACAAGGGTAAGGCATTGTTTCTCTCTACCCCAAAGGGGAAGAACTACTTTTACTCATTATTTATGAAAGGTAACGGAGGGGAGGAAGATTGGCAAAGTTTCAAGTTTAGCACTTACGATAACCCGTACATAGATAAGTCAGAGGTTGATTCTGCAAGGATGCAACTGCCTGAGGTAGTCTTTGAGCAGGAGTACATGGCAAACCCTGCTGAGAATGCTGCCAATCCTTTTGGGTCTGCTTACATTCGCCAGTGCATATTCCCGATGTCCACCAATCCTGTCGCTTGTTATGGGATTGACCTTGCCAAAGCGGTTGACTGGACTGTGGTGATAGGTTTGGATAAGAATGGGTCTGTATGCCATTATGAACGATTCCAAAGGGATTGGAGGCAAACTAAGGAGTATATTGTCAATCTACCTAAAGCACCTATCCTGATGGATAGCACGGGGGTAGGCGACCCAATCTTTGAGGATATGCAACGGGAGGGTCTTGATGTGCAAGGGTATAAGTTTAGCAGTACCTCAAAGCAGATGCTCATGGAGGGTCTTGCCTCCGCTATTCACCAAAGGAAGATAACCTTTCCAAGCGGTCCTATCGTTGATGAACTTGAAATCTTTGAATATCAGTACACCTCATTCGGGGTAAAGTATTCCGCACCTCAAGGATTCCATGATGACTGCGTTGTTAGTCTGTCCCTTGCTTGGCAACACCTCCAAAAGAATGTGGGCAGTGGAAGATATTCATTTGCTTAGGAAGTTCCATTTTCACATTTAAACTATTTAAAGATATGACTTGGAATAATGTAACAGTATTTCAGTATCAGCAAATCAATGAACTCTATGCAAATAGCAAGGACTTAACTGACCTTGACATAAGCGTAAAGGTTGCCTCAATACTGACTAACCAAACCGAGAATCAGATTGATTCATTACCCGTTAAGGAACTTGCACCATTGTTGGAATCAATCGCATTCATCAATGATGAGATTAAACCTGAAGCGGTAAAGGTGTTAAATATTAACGGAAAGAGGTATAAGTGCGTTTATGATGT